TTAAAACAATCCACTCACTGCCATAGGATCATAGTTAAGTATCACCAGCTCCTTGCTGGTCTCAGGATCGCCGTGCATGTTTCCCACGCTGTATTTGATGCCTAGCGCTTCTCCATCGATGATCGTTAAACCTTCATAGGCTGCTCTGATCTCCTGGTGGTCGTTGATGCTGACCATGACCTTACCTTTGCAGTTGCGCATGAACTCAGCCATCTTCACGTACTGATCATAATCAAACTCGACGCCATATCCTGCTGTACCCCAATACGGTGGATCGCAGTAAAAGAATGAGTGCGGCCTGTCGTATTTCTCCATGCACTTGAGCCAAGGCAGGTTCTCGACATTGGTGCCTTGGCAAAGCCTCAAATGAGCTGCAGATAGGTTCTCTTCGATGCGTAGCAGGTTGATCATCGGAGCTGTGGTGGCAGTGCCATAGTTCTGGCCGTCTACCTTGCCGCCGAATGCATGGTGCTGCAGGTAGAAGAAACGAGCTGCACGTTGTATGTCGGTCAGTGTTTCAGGGTTTTTTCATCTTTTCCCATTCAAACACCTGGCGTGAGCTGATCGCCCACTTGAACTGGCGGACAAACTCTTCGAGATGAAAGGTCAGCACTCTATATAAGCACGACAGATCACTATTGATGTCGTTAAGCACTTCTACTGGAGCCGGACGCTTCTGAAAATACAGCGCTGCGCCTCCGCAGAAGACTTCGACATAACATTCATGTTGTGGAAAGAGCGGGATTATCTTATCGGCTAGGCGGCGCTTGCCACCCATCCAAGGTATTACTGGAGCTGCATTCATTTTGTTTCTTCCTATGCGTTAAAAATTCCGCTAGGCTTACACCCGCCGTGACGTCATGGCAGGGAGCCTTGGCTTTAATGCACAGGTGTAGCCTGTGTGTTGAAGTGACCTTGGCCATGTTGACGCATGGTCAGGGTCGCTCTCTCTTCTATTAGTAATTCTTCATGTTGTCCCATTCATCCCGTGTCATCCACGGGAACAGTCCAACAAACTTATCCTCCCGCGTCAGGGCGAACCACCATAGGCGGATGTGGTTGATGCGGTTGCTGGTATCAGCCGGGCGCTGCTTGGCCCGAAGCAGGTGGTAGAGGGTGAAAAGCCCGATCAACATCGGCACCACGGTGCAGGCCGCCAGCAGGAGGGTGATGAAAATGAGCAGGGTGATCAGCATGGTCACCGGCAATGCCCGCGCTGATCCGGGTCGAACGGGTTGAGCAGGTGGCTGCATATCCAGCTGGCCAGCTTGCGACGCCAGCCGCCGCCGCGCTTGATGTGCCGCGCAAGGCGCTGGGTGAGCAGCCATTCGGACGGGCGCTCGGCGAACACCACGGACATGATGACGATGTTGACCGCAGCATCGAGCAGCGCGCCGATGGCCAGCACCGGATAGCCCAACAGCTTGGCCGGCAAACTGAGCGTGCGGGCGTGGTGCGCACGGTAGAGGCTCATCACGGCGAGGTAGAAGATCCACAGCGTCCAGAGGCTGGCGATGGTCAGGCCGATGGGTGTCAGCGCGGTCATCAGTGGCCCGCCCTGAATGCGTGATACGCCGACCAGAGAATCAGCGCGGCCACCAGAATCAGGCCGGTTACCATTGCACGGCATCCAGCAGCGCCTGCACTGCCGGTGTGATCGGCGCTTCCAGTTCCTCGACGGTAAGGCCAACTCTGATGGCGTCGATCTGATCTTCCAGCCCCTGCCGCTTGCCGATGATGGCGCCTGACACCTGGGCGAACAGGTCAGCCTTGGCGATGACGCGGCTGGTCAGTTCGGCCTTGCTGATGCCGCGCGCGGCGGCCAGAGAATCCAGCAGCGGCGTCACGGCCTGGTTGTCTGCCGTCCATGCCCGCGCCTCGGCTTCCTGCTTGGGCCAGCTCAGCACTTCGCCGGATGGATAGCCTGCGCTGACGGAAGCGATCTCGGCATCGCTCGCGGCGTTGATGGTAACGAGCTTGGCGGCGATGGCGGCGGATGCGGAAGGTGGCGGATTAGAAAGTTCATCCGCCTCTTGTTCGGTAATAGGCAGCATGGATGAATTAATATAGTCATCTTGACTGCCGTCCGCTGTAAAAGCGTAAACGTTGTTCTGGCTGTCTTTGTAATATTTCATAAAAAATTCTCCTTAAAATCGAAGCTCGCCCCAATGTAGGATGGCGGAAAAATTAATCATCCGCGCCTTGTATTCCGAACCGGGGGGCACGATGAATGTCGCATAGCAGGAATTCCCTGCCGCAGTGCCGTTTGAACCTTGAACTTCAAAATCATCAATCGTGATAAAAATGGCTTGCGCGGTAGATGTCGATGTCATGCTGACGAATACCATGATTGGCGCAGAGTCCGTATTGGTATAGATTATATTATTAGCCCTGACGGCCTTCACATCTTGAAATGTCTGATTCCGTCCGAGGGCTGTGACATCGAGGACTGCTGCCAGCTTCAGTGCCGTCAACGCACGAATATCATCAATCAGCGCCTGCGCTTCCGCTGTCGTAGCAATTTTAATGATGCCCTTGACTGTTTCGCTGGCATCCGGCGCGAGCGATGCCAGAATCATCGCCTGAATCGCCGCCGAGAGCTGCGTCAGGTCTCCGGAATCAGGAATAATTCCTGCCGCCAGAATGACGTTCATAATCTCCCGCATCGGGTGTTCGATTGCGGCGGCCGGTACGGGTGACCCTTCCACACCCAGCGCCGGGTTGGCGTCGATGTAGGGGTCGTTTGGGTCGCCACCTATTGGCGGTACGTATTCCATTTTTTAAGCTCCTTCGTAAGCTACGATTAATCGGGTGTGTGCCTGTTTCAGGTTGTGTAGCCTGCATTCGAGGTCTTCTGCGCGGGATATTTTGCCGAGGCGGTCGCCGCATTGGCTGCTGCCGGTGCGGAACAGGGTGACGCGCGGGCCGATGACGCGCACGCGCCAGGTGTGGCGGACGGATGGCGCGCCGTTCAATACATCGCCGCAACGCGACAAGCCGCAAATGAATGGCCGGAAGCGTTCAATCTCGACCTCGTAGCCCATCTCGTTACAGATCGCCATGAAATAAGCCTCGCTGGCACCGCCAGTGGCGAGCAGTTTTGATTCCAGCGCGCGACGTCTTTCCTGCAGCGTGGTGACCAGCCCGGCGCTGCAAGGGTCCGGCAGGCCGGCGAATTCTTCCCACTCATCCAACAGTTCAAGCGTGGTATGCGGATCGGCTTCGTCGCGCAGATCGATAACCCTGTCATCGACGCGGGCGAACTCAACGCTTAATCCGGATAGCAACTGATAAAGCCGTGTGCCGGGGTCTCTTGGCCAGGGAATCCTGCCGGTCGGCAATAATGCCAGAAACTGGTGGAGGTAATCGCTTACGCTGGCCATGTGATATTCCCCAACGTGGAGATATAGCCGGTCGCGTTGACGACATTGGCCGCTGGGGACACCAGCACATAGTCATGCTCGCCTGCAGCGGCGCTGATCACCTCGCGGATATGGGTAATCAGGAGGGTGCCGCCGGGCACCGCTTCGCGGCTGATCAGGTCGCGCAGCTCTTCCGTGATCGCAGCGCGCGTGGCGCTATCGTCCGGCGTCAGGGCGCTGAACTCAAAATCGATAGGGGCTGCCAGTGGTGCTACGACAAAGACATGGCCGGTCACTGGGTAGCGTTCTTCGATATAGGCTTGCACGGTATCGACCTCGGTGCTGTCCGGTATCGGGTTATCGTCATCGTCGCGCATGAAGCGCACAGTCACCGTGCCATCGCCTTGCTCCAGCGGGTAAGACCATGCCCGCGTGACGCCGGGCACTTCAAGCGCCCATGTCACATAATCGAACTTGGCACCGCCGTGTGGCGGTTGTTTCGGCCTGGCCAGCACCCTGGCGCGCAGTGCGTCGTCCGTTTCGACATCTGCCCCGCCGGTCAGGCCGGGAGACATGACCGATGCGCTACCGTTAACGCCGGCGATGGGCGAAGCCAGCACTAAGCCAGCAGCAGATGCAGTGTTACCGGCTGCACCGGCAACGCGCGCCTCTACTTCTATGCTGGTAGCGCCGTCAATGGTTGCCTCTGCCACCGACTCGAATTCAGCACCATCGGCCCTGACCCAGATCGTGGCGGCCGGTACCAGGGTGCCGTTGGTGCCTGTCACCTGGATATTGCCTTGCGCCGGCACCGCCGGTTTGCGCGGTTGCGAAAGCCAGAAGTTGGCGTGGCGGTCCAGCTCTTCGGCCTCTGCCTCAAATGGCAGGATCTGGCGGGAAGCCCAATCGATAAAACCGTAAAGCCCGTGCGCGGTGCCTGCGATCAGGCGGGCAATCACGCCGAGGTTTGAGCGGCGCACCTTGGCATCGCTGCCCGGCAGGTTGCTCTCGATATCGCCCTGGTTTCTGGCAATCAGGGTTTGCAGGCTGGGTCGATTAAAAGGCATTACACCGCACTCCACAGGGTTTCAAATTTATATCGGGTCGTCTGGCCATCCGGTTTGACGATATCGATGGCGGCACCGATGATGCCGAGCGGGTGATGGCGGGTGATGAAGGTGTCTACATCCACCCGCTTGGCCACGCCGTCGCGCACCATCCAGTCAAGCGCCTCCCGGATGTATTCGCGCACGCGGATCACCGTTTCCTGCGTCAACTTGGCACGCTCCAGCAGCCACAGACGGCTGCCCATCTTGTCGCCTGGCACATCGGCATAGGCGTCCATCCAGGTGCCGCGCCTGTCACTACCGGCATCCGGCAGCACGTCATCGCGGGATGCGCGCCGATCAGTAAACAGGCTGATGATGATGGCCGTATCGAGGCCGTCATCCTGCTCGAGCAGCAGCGCATCCATCGCGTAATCCGCGCCGTGCTCCATGTCGATAAATACTGTGCGAATATCTGCCATCACATACCCTGGTTCGGTGCGTCAGTCGGGCCGCCACTGTCGTTTTCCGGGTGGGTGTGGCCGTTGTAAATATCGCGCATGCCGGACATCGTTCTGCCGTCGGTATCGCAGCGGTCCTTGATCTCGCCGGTGACTTCCAGCAATGGTGTTTCCATGCGAACTTTTGGCGTATCAGTAATGGTGACCGGCAGGCCGGCACCGGTGATAACGATGCCGTTGCGGGTCAAATGCACCATCTGGCCAAGATCGTCATACTGGGCGCTTTCGCCTTTTTCCAGACCAGTTGGCCGGTGGCGACGATCATCCATCACGATCACAATACCGTGGTCGCGGTCGCCGCTCACGCATGCCATCACGCCTTCTGCCCCGCCATGCGGGACGCTGGTAAAGCCATAGTTCTGCATCCGTTCGACGCTGTCGCGCACCTCGCCTGCCAGCAGCTTGACCTGCACCACCTGGATACCGGCACCGTCATTCACCAGGGTGAGCAATGCGCGCGAGATCATCAAACGCACACGGCGCTGGATCGGTTGCATCAATTTGTTTAGTACGTTGCTCATTAGAAATCCCAGTCGTCACTCTTCTTGCCTTTTTTAGGGGCAGTTTCAATCAGGTCGAACGCTTCTCGGCTGGCAAGCTGCAGCTCGGTGCGGGTGCCTTGGTCATCCCGGATGTATTCGACGCTGGTAATCAACAGATCGTCATGCACGCCCAGCCAATCCGACTCCACGCGCACCATCGTATTCGGCTGCCAGAGGCCGCCTTTAAAGCGCCAGCCTTGTACCGTGGCATTGATCTTGTTGCTGCGGCCGCGGCGCACGTTGCGCTCCCAATCTGCGCGTTGCTTGTAGGTGGCATTCGGGCCATGATTCTCGGCCAGCACGATCAGCGGCCGGTAACGGCCGACCCCGGTATCAACCGCTTCCGCCATCACCTGGGAATGCGTTTCTGCAGAGTCGAAATTGTCATCGCTGCCGCGGTCCTGCCCCTTGACGATGTACTTTGAGTGCCGCTCACTCAGGCTGAATTCGCCGCTGGCGCTAACCAGTGGAGCGCGGCCTTGTTCCAGGGTATCGACGGCGGCACCCTTGGCTGCCCGCGTCAGCAACAAACCACCACGCCCGTCTGAAACAGGCAGGATGGCGCGCATGCGGCATGCCCGCTCGATGGCCTCGAATGCCGTCTCGCCTTCCTGCAGGGCAAAGGTGTCGAACGCACGGCCGACATCGGTGATGGCTTTCACCTTGATGCCGAATGGCGCGCAGATATCGCGCACGATCCTGTCCAGGGTGGCGGCTGCCCATTGGCCGGTTTTATGGATGGCCGAGCAGTCCACCAGATCGCCGGTCGCATCGCGGCCGCTGACGTCAAAATCGTGCGACGTCGGTCCAAACGACGGCCGGGCAACATCGACAAAACCGGTGATCAACGTTTCGTTGTCTACCAGCACTTCACAGCGCTGGCCGCGTTTGATCTGGCGCGGCACATCCTGCCCCGGCCAGCGCTCGGAGACGGTCAGCTCGAACGCGCCGGCAATCTGCTCGATACCGCGCTGGACGCGGCTGGTTTTCCAGCCGCCATAGATCTCGCTGCCGATCTTGATTTCAACGCTCATATCCTCGCTCATACCAATACCTCCAGCGGCTGGCCGCCGGGCACAAAGCCGGGGTGTTTGATCCGGTTGCGGCGGATGATCTCTTCGCTGCGCTCCGGATCGTCGTAGATCCGGTATGCCAGCACGACTGCAGGCACGGTGGATTGCGGCACGTATGTGCCAAGGCTGGAGAGATCCGCACTGCGGGTGCCGATATCGCGCACCACCGCGACGCGCAGATCGGTCAGCGCGGCATAGACCGGATCGCTGGCGGTCGCGACCTCCTGCTCGAGCAGATCGGCCAACTGGTCGCGCACTGCCAATGCGTCGTTACGGGTGTCGAATTCGACGTCGGAGGCTGCCCGAGCAGCTTCGACTATTGCCGTGCGGCGTACCAGGTTGGCAACGGCGACACGGTTATCAGCCTGCCGGATGCGGGATGGCGTGGTGCGCTTTACCGTTTTGTTATCAAACCCAAACAAGCTGGCAAAGGCCTTGAACGCCAGCATGGGGCCGGTAGACAGGCCCAGCAAGGCACCGATCTGGCCGGTGATGGATGATGCGAGATCCCCCGGCAACCGCAGCAGGCTGGTGAGCTTGCCCAGTATGCCGCTGGCGCGGCCGGTGAATTGCGGCAAGATCGAAATGTCCGGCAGCATGCCGGTGGCGGTATCGAGTATCGATTGCATGGCGTTGTCGAGGATCTCCAACGCGTCCTGCTCAACGAAATCAGGAAAACCGGCCACGTCGAAATCCAACTCAAAATCCTGCTCCAGCGCACCGATGGCCGTATCGGCCGCGCTATCAACGACCGATGGTGTGTGAATGCGCGTGCCCGGCTGCGTGTTTTCACCGGCGCGGACAAATGTCAGCGAGTAGCTGGACCGGCCAAGCTCGTTGATGTTCTCAACCGGGCGGCATTCCTGCACCGAGACCAGCATGCGGCCGCGTGTCGGGTGAACAAGCTCGCCGGGGCCTTTCTCTTCGCAGGCGGCCTCCAGCGCATCGCGCCAGGTTATGTAATCGCTGCCGATGACAAACGCTTCAAAGGTGTACTCGCGCGTTTTACGGCCAAGGTCTTCTACATAGGCCTCATCGCCATCCGGGTATTCATGCACCACGGTACGCCGGCCGAGCGAAGCCGCGGTGGATATAAAGCGGAATTCAACGCCCCGGAAGGATGCCTTTTGCCATTGATCCTGGTAAGCCATCAGCCCATCGCTCCCATGTATTGGCCAGTGAGCACATCAAAATCAATGCCTTTTTGTTTCGATGTGACACCAAGCAGGGTGGCGCGGCCTTCGCTATCCACCTTGATGCGGACTTCACCCTGCAGCTCTTGCTTATTGGCCTTGAATTCATTCATCAGCGCAGTGCGCGCATCGGCACTGAACGGAGCAATGAAGGCGGCCACGGTCCGGCCGATTGCATCGGCAAGCGCCGTACCCTCGATGCCCTTGTTAATAAGCGAACCGACGCCATATCCAGCGGCACCGGCAGCTGCCACACCAAGCCCGGCCGTACCCATCGCACCGACACCCATCATCTTGAGCGCGGCCATATTGGAGCCGCCCAGGAGCGCCGCGCCGACTTTAAATTTACTGGCAACGCCAGCTGCTGCAGCCGTGCCTGCACCGATGCCGGCGGCATCGCCAACACCAAGGCCGCCTATGCCTGCAGCCGGCATGTTGACCACATATACAGGCATCACGCCTGCCGCTTGCTCAAGTGCTTTGCCTGTCGCTACGCCTGTGCCGACACTGCCGAACTTGCCGGCTAACGCGCCAATCGCTTTGCCGCCGTATCGTGCAGTCAGGGCGGTACCAATAACCGCCCCAGCCCCGCCCAGGATCATGTCTTTGCCGTCGAGGCCCAGACCACCTTTGGCTTTCGAGTCCATCGTGTATTGGATGATGTTGGCGATGGTCTTGTTGATCGGCTTCGACCAAGCGTCTGCAGCTTCACGAAGTGCGCCTTTCAACCTGGAGACCTGCCGCCCGGCATCGCTCAAAGCATCTGCCACGTCCCGCGCGACCGTTCCTGAAGAATTACGAATGTCGGTCAGAATGGTGCCGAGATTGGACAGGGTATCACCCGCAAGCAGACTCTCCAGACCTTTAATCGTGTCTGCGTCTGCTTGACCGAAAGCCTTGCTGGTGAAATTGAATTTATCCCGCTCAGTTTTGAGTGACTTATATTTCTTTTCGATTTCCTCTAATACTGTCAGCGGATCGCGTCGATTGCCCTCTGCATCAAAGAACTTGATGCCTGTGCCTTTCTGGGCGTTCTTGAGGTAGTTGGCATTTGTGAATACCCGTAGTGTGCTATCAACTAAAGTACCCAACCTGTTGGAATCTGGCTCAAAAAGGGACAGTGTTTCAGTTAAAGCTAGAGTTTGGTCTACATCGAGCTTGGCTTTTCTGGCATTCGCGCCGACCCGTGCAAACACATCCGGCAGATTTTCAAGTTCCGCATTGCCGGCACGGCCTGAGACAACCATTTTGTCGAGCAGTGCCGCCGCTTGTTTTTGGTCACCAAGATCTATATTGAACTGGCGCGATGCAACGCCCATTGCCTTGGCCAACGCGTCAGCATTTGTTTTGGCCACCAGCAGAGTCTGTGCCATTGGATCGACTGTGGCTGTGGCTTGTTGCATGTTCAAGCCGCCGGCGATCAGCGCGTCCACCCCACTTTTCATATCATCGACCGTACTGCCATATTGCTTCTGAGCTTCGAATAGTTCTTTTCGAAGACGCACGGTTTCGTCGGCCGATGCCCCGGCAGAAAGCTTCAACAGCTTTAGTTCGCGGTCAAGATTGGCAGACTGTATGATCGAAGCCGTAGCCCCGACAGTGACACCCAACGATGCCAGCTTGCCCTCAACAGAGCCGATCATGTTTTTCAGCGCGTTGAACTCACGCTTGGCCGAGCTGGTGAATTTACGAACGCCACTCTCAGCAGTAGTGAACCCGGCGATAAACCGGGTGGCATCTGCGTACAACTTTGCTGAAAGTGTTAGATCGCGGTTACTCATTGGATTGTTTCAAGAGTCTCTTCATGTAGTGGTTAAACTCTGCTTTTGGCAGGCTTAGTATTTCTTGCCTGGACCATCCGGTTTTAAGCGCGAGCAGCAGGATGCAGTCGAATACATCCTGCTGTCTCGCTGCTAGCCTTCCCCCAGTAGGTCGATCTCCAGCTGCTTTTGGCGAATTACCCGATAATTGCGCACGCCGAATTTATTCAGCATGTTCATGGTGAAAGGTCCGGTGAATTCACTGCCGTCCACGTTGTATACCTTCACCATCTGGCGCATCATCATCTCGCCGTTGAAGGCCAGTGGCGTACTTGTGCCGCGTCCGGTCTGGCTCATCTCCAGTTCGACATCGAACATGTCATTGAGCGTGGCTTCGCGCAGCTTGAAGTGCGTGTAGGAAACACCGGCAATCTCAACCGGCTGCGCGAATTCGGCTTCGCCTGTAATAGCTTTCTCTTCGCTCATCATGCCTCCTTGCACTCAATGCCATAGAAGGTCGCGGAGATGCCATCACGCGAAAGCTTGGGCACTGGTCCGCAAAAGCCGCCAGAGATCACATGGCTGCTGCCGTCGTCGCCATCGAAAATGATGGTGGCATCGGTGATGCCCTGGATCTCTTTTAATGTGACGTCCGCTGTTTTGATGATGGTGCACTCCAGCTGCGGTGCCTCGATGCTGTCCTGCGGTCCTGCGACACCGCCATCACCTACCACCGCCTCACGACTTGTGCCGCCAGGCGAAAGGCTCGCGCCGGGTTTTGTGTTGTAGCGCTTGCCGCCTACGGTGATCAAGGCCTTGCCGAATACTTGTGCCATGTGTTTCTCCTTTCAAAAAATCTGGTTACAGGACGTACTGCACGGCACCGGCGAACACGTCGAACTGGTTGACCGTATTGGGCGTCATGATGGAATTGACGCGGCATTGGTCGGCCTCGGAACGCACCACCACCAGCTCGCGGATAAAGCCTTCCAGGTCTTCCATCAGGCCCACGCGCACGGCCTTGGTGGCTGCTGCGATCAGCGTGTTGCGGATCAGCTTGGGCGTAGCAATCGGCTGGCCCGGCTGGATCAGCGGCAGCACGTCGTCGCCGGCCAGTTTGTGGCGCGGGAAATCGGTCAGCACGGAGTAGCGGAAGAGGAAGCGCAGATAATCCACCGTCCACTTGGTGTTGAGCTTGAGCAGGCTGACGTCTTCCAGGCCGAAGCTGTTTTGCTGGTAGGTCGTCACGACTTGCTCGATCATGGCGGCACCGGATTGGTCGAACACGATGGTGCTGATGCCGTCGTGCAGCAGCAGGTTGCGTTCGGTATCGGTAAAGCGATCCGCTTCTTTCGGGGCCAGCACATCCGGCAGGCGAATACTCCGGAAAGGCACCGCCGGGTCGTTGCCGCCGCTGAACTCGACAGCCGCGCCAAACTGCGCTGCAATCACCCAGGGCAATGCCGGCGACTTATTGAGGCCGGGGAAGGTGCTGTGGGCACTGTTGCGCGCGCTGCCGTAATTGGCCAGCGTGCTATAGCTGCCGTTCTTGAAGCCGAACACATGACCGGCGCGCATATCCATGCCGCCCCAGCGCCCCTGCAGCTCGTTTTCCATCAACGCCACGTTGTTGGCATCTGTCCAGGCCATCAGGATGCTGTAGGCCGCCAGGCTACTCATTGCGGTGATGGCGGTTGCAACATCCGGGTTGCCGGTGCCGCCGGACATGGCGGTAATGGCGACTGTCATGCCCTTGGGGGTGAATTCGCCCTGGTAGTAATTGAGGCGCAAATCGATATCGTTACCCTCAATCCCCTTGTGGCGGCTGGTCACAGTGACCGTGCCGGCGACATTCGCGGCAGTGATCGCGCCATCCAGATCGGCATTGATCGCTGCTGCGACCGCATCGCCGATTTGCGTCGGTGTCTGGCTCGCCGTGATACCGACCGGCAGCCTGCGGCCGCCGCCGTAGAGATACAACGTGCCGTTTTCAGTCGGCGTGCCGCCGATCACAATCGTGCCGGTGGCAGCGTTGCCGGCGACAAGGTCGTCCAGCGCCATTGCCCAGCATTCGGTGTACGGGTTGACCTTGAGCGCCGCCTCGATCTGCTGCGCCAGCATGGAGCCGCGGCCGAAGTAGTTCACGCCGTCTTCCTTGCGGCTGACGCGGGTGAGCACGCCGGCTTCGACAGCGCCGGTGCTCAAGCGCTGACCGAGGATCAGCATCTTGTGCTGGATTTGCGGCAAGCCGCGCACGGCTCGGGTGTGGTCGATCTCGACATACGCGCCCGGCACGCGCCAGTCGGTAGGGATGGTCATAAAGGTAATGTTGTCCGGCATGGTGTTCTCCTGTTAACTGCCTGGCTTGGTTTAACGGTTATTCCTGCTTGGCCTATTCCTGCTTGGCCTTGGCTGCCTTGATCTCGCTCAAGGTCACATCGCCGTCTTGTTCGCGGCGCGCCCAGTAGCTGCTGTGAACTACGGTGTCGCCTGCATCGGGCAGAAAGGTGCCGTTTTCCTTGCGGACTTTCAGGCCCTTAGCGGGTTTGACGATGATGGGTTGTCCGAATTGCATGGTGTTGCCTCCTATGTTTGTAATGTGACGGTCTCGTGCAGCTCCGGCGCGCTCTCGCTATGGTCCGGCGGTTCTTGCAGCCACGGTTGCCGGGCTTCCGGCGTCTCATGCGGCAGCAGGTCGTACTGCGCATCGAATGTCTTGAAATCTGCCAGCGCATCAATGTCAACGCCCTCTGGCATGGTGGCGCGTGTTTCAATGGTGATCAGCGCCACTGTCAGGCCGCCACGCCACAGCTTCTCGCTCTGCATGAAATCCCCAGGGGCGGTGACAGACCACTGATAGCCTGCAACCTGGCGTTGACTGATGATGCCCAGTACCGATTCCAGAATCTCGTAAACGCCCAGTGTCTTGCCGTCGCCGCGTCGCGACTCCTGATGGCCGCGCGCATTGCGGGCAACACAGGCAAAGCCGAACTTGATCAGCAACACGTCGCCGTCCTGGATCTGCAGCGGCACACCGGCCACCACATAAACAGCCGGCGCATCGGCAGCGAGCCGCCGCACCAGGCTGTCTTCGTCGTCGTCCGGCAGCGTGCCGATTTGCTTCAGGTGTGCGGCCAGCGCGCTGCCCTTGATCAGGTCAACCAGCCCGGCTTCCATCTCGGCCAGCATCAGCGTGCCCCCTCAATGCGTGCCTGCAGCAGGTTGAGGATCTCGTTTTCATCTGCCGCATTGATGCCGACGAAAGGCCGTGCCGGCATGGTGACCTTTTTGGTGCTCACAAACGCACCGCCGGCCAACTGAAAACGTAGCGAAGGCTTGGCCTTCGGTTCAATAACGCCGCCGAACTGGTGGATGCGTGCGTAAATGCGGTTCGTGCCCCATTCGGCGGACTTGCTGTCAAAGTTGTGGGTGATCGAATCGCCCAAGTGGCCGTCTTTTGTCAGGGTTTTGCCGCCGCGCAGCTGTGCGCGCAGGCTCGGCTTCCAGCGCTGGCCATCCGGCCCGATCTGCGTACTGAAACGCTCGCGGGTGGATGCCTCGCCATAACTGGCGATATCGCGCATGGCCGGGGTCGGGTTTTTACCGAAAGCGATCAGCGCCCGTATTCTGGATACGATTAACCGGTCATCGAATTCAATGCGCGCGGATGTCATACAAAACTCCCATCGCGGCCGAACACCTTGCCGGCAGATTCAATCGTCGCCGATCCGTTGATGGTCGGCTTGTTGCCGGCTGTATCGATGCCAAGGCTGATGCGCCCGGCCCCGATGGATTCCAGCGTCTTGATCGTATCCTTGTGCCGTTGCCCGATCTGTTCGGTCACCAGATCGTCATACAACGCATAGCGCGCCAGATCGCAGGCGGCCACCATGACCAGGCGCGGCACCGTGGCAAGCGGCACCTGGTAACGCGTTGCCAGGTAACCGTTGACCATGCTCTCGGCATCGAGCAATTTTTCGGTGATCAATGCCAATGCCGCCGCTGCCGCCGCCTGTTCGTCTGCCGTGTAGCCGCTCATGTCGCCGCCGGCAGCTGCCGTCTTCAACATGTCGGCAGTCACCAGACGCGGCATGCCGCGATCAGCCCGCTGCGCGATTTCCTCGGCAGAGAACTGATTCAGCAGGTCGGTGGCGGTGGCGTAGGTCATGGGTTACTCGGCGGCCAGCTCGATTTCGGTGACGGTCAACAGCGGCTCAGCCTTCAGCTGTGCCACTTGATCAGCGGTCAGGTCTGCAAGCACCACCTCAGTGGCCTCGGTACTCCATGCGCGCCCGGCGCGGCGGAAGCCATTGACCTTGGATTTCACAGAAAGCGCCTTGACCGGCGCTTTCTTTGCCGATGGTGCATTAGGTGCTGCCGGAGGCGTGTTGTCCTGGTTCTGGTCGGCGGCCGGAGGTGCTGGCGGCGTATTGACTTGTTCCGGAGCAGCCGCCGCAGTGTTGGCATCTTTTCCAGGATCAGCTGCCGGAGGCGTGTTGTCTTTAACCTGTTGCGGTTTTGCTGCGTTCGTCTTGTTTGATGTTTTGCTGGCCATGATGTCTCCTTGGTTGGTTCTGCATCCGCCGCCCAAATGCGGCTTATGCACTCGACCGTTTATAGAAATCGTTCACTGAACGCCTCTCAGTTATGAGAGGCGTTGGATCAACGATCAGTCAGATCAACCCGCGCCGGTGGAACCGACAGCCAGTTGCCAGAAGCCATAACCGCCGGATGCACGAGCTTCGGCACCGAACTTGAATTTCTTGCGGTTGAAGACATCGTCGTTTTCAGCGCTGGTCTGCTCGACGAATACCGGTGCCTTGCGCTCCTGGTAGATGAATGGCTTGACCGGCTTGGTGGTATCCAGCAAGTACCATGCGGTGTCGCTGGTCAGGCGTGCATCCACCACCACCTCGGCCGTGCCCTTGTAAGGGTTGGCCTTGCCGTCGTCCAGGCGGTCGTTGTTCACGATTGCCAGGGCGATATGCTCAAGCGCAGGCGGCACCAGTAACACGTTCGGAGTGATGTTGAGCGGGCGGCCCTCGTCGTCCTTGAACTTGCGCATGGCAGTACGTGCAGCACCGTAGCTGGCGATCACCGCTGCCTGCGTGGCAACGGACAACGCCACGGTCAACTTGTTGGAAACACTGGCCTCGTCGACCACGTGATCGGTGTCAAAGAAGTACTGGCCGTCGAAACCAGTATTGGTGAAACCACCGTTGACCAGGTCCATCACAATCTCATCCGGCAATTGCGCAGCAGATTCACCAGCCATTTGCGCTTGCGGTGCATAGATGCCCAGTTGATCGTCTTCAATGTCGTTGCGGTCGACCTCGATGGTGGCTTCCCAGTCCTTGTTGGGGATCGTGTACTTGGCAGCTTCAAGCGACTTCACGTTCTTGTCGCCGATCCATTGACGCATACGCGGGAACTTGGAGAGCCACGCGTAATCGTTCTGGCTGGTGGTCGATGTCACCTTCATGGCGATCTTCTGCCATACCGATGGTGCAGCCCCGAAGGCGTTGTTGAATGTCGTCTTCAGGCTGATGAAGACGTTTTTGATCGTTTCCTTATTGACAATCATGTCATTGCTCCTTGTGATTAATTAGCGGATGCCCGGCTTACAGCACCCAGACGCCGTCTGCTTCGACGCCGAGCACCTTGCCCGCCGCCGATTGCGTGTTGCCGCCGGCATTGGTCTTGGATACGGTTTCGTCGTCGACGATGTAGCAGGTCTTGCCAAGCTCAGCCTGGGTCACTGCATCGCCTGCGCTGTTCTTGAACTTGAACGCCTTGCCGCGACGCACATTGACGGTCACTGCGCCATTTGCACCGCCGGTGTTGTCGACAGATTCTTCAAAGCGGCCGAGGTAAGTCAGCGTAGTGGCGGTCGAGCCGGGAGCGGCGTAGCCGGAGCCATTGGCTACGGCCAGCCCGCCGGCATGAATGACGGCGTTTGCTGCTACAGGCACGGCGATCAGTTCGCCATCTTTCATCGGGGTGTTGCGATCCTTGGTTAAAGCCATTTCGTTCTCCTTGATACGGGGTTGATGTTGGGCGGCTTATGCCTGAGCTGCCTGAGCCTTCAGGGTTTCCTGGAAGTCTTCCGGCGACACGCCCATTGCCGTGCAGACTTGCAGCTGTTCAGCCGTGAGCGCTGCAACTGCGGTGTTGCCATCCGGAGACTTGCCGCCGGTCTGTGTGCTGCCAAGCGCTGCAACCGGATGCGAGGTTTCCAGGTAGGCAGTCAGCGCGGCGATATCCTTGGTGCCAAGATCGCGCGCCCATTTTTCCTGGGCGGGCAGCAAGCGGCCATCGGACAGCGCAGCGGCGACCAGGTCGCCGACTTCCTTGCCGCGCACTGTTGCGGTGAGTGCGGCAAGCTGTGTCTGCATTTCCTGCATGGTGCTGATCGGCACGTATTTGGCGGGGTCGGGGTTTTCTGCCTGGGCAGTCAGCGCCGCGATGGTTGCATTGCGGGATTCAATCAGGCTCAACAGATTGAAGCCGGCCGCTGCCGTTTCAGTGTTTGCCGCCTTGATCTTGTCGACCGCTTTCTGCAGTTCGGCCGCGATTTCTTCCTGCGTGGCCAGTGTGGGTAGGTTCAACATCCAGCGGATGTTGTTGAGCAACTCGTCGAGATCCATGTTTAAAGCCTCCTGTTCGGTGGAATCGGTTAAAAAGCTGGCGGCGGCACGGGCTAGTGCCTCTTCCATGCCGTCGATGCATGCCACATTGGTCAGCGCGGCAGAATGCAGCCCGGCCACGCGGCCGGTGGTTTTGTTGTAGTAGATGACGGGGGATACGAACTTGTATTCGTCGTCGGCGATGTATTGCTTGGCGCGCGGTGTCAGGCTGACTTTGGCGAACAGCCCTTCGCCTTCGCGCCATACCAGGTCAGATCCGGAGAACCAACCGGCAGCCGGTGCAGGCTGGCCGTTCTTTTCCTTGAGCAGGGTCTGGTGCTCGTAATCGATGACGAAGGGGTTCTTGCGTGCTGAGCAGAATGCGATCACATCGCGTGCTGCAGCAGCGTCGATTTCCCAGGCATCGACATCCGCCGGGCGGCCATCGATGCCGCGAAACTTGCCGGCAGGTGTCAGCTGCAGCTCGCCATCCGCATTAAGCGCAACGGAAAGTGCGGCAACACCAAAGCTGAAAGAAGAGGTTTTACGTTTCATGCTGCCCATTGTGCTGGGCAGCGGAGGGAGGGTTAAGACGGAAAGGTTTCCGGTCTATTTGAGGGGGCTGTTAAATCCAGAATAGCGCCGGCTTGATGTGGATGTCAAACAGCCGGAATTAAAAACCGCCACGATCCGCGCGCTAACCCAATGTCAAACATCCCCCTAAAACAAAAGTTAACGGGTAGTTAACGGGGGGTATGTGCCTGAATCAATACCTCGGTAGCCAAATAAAAAAATAACGCGGCAAATCGCGTTTTTGTGCTTTGCGGATTTTATGCCTGGGGATATACTGTTTTTAAGCAGGTGCGACACGGTGATATTCTCCCGGCCGTAACACGGCAGCAATGCCGGAGTGCTATGTGGGGTTTCCGCCTTGAGCGGACTGGGAGGCCCCACCGCCTGCTGCCTTCTTCAGCAATCGCTGGATCTCTCTATCCCGCTTTACCTGGTCGCTCGATAACCGGCGAAAGCTCGACATGAATACCGCCTTGCCACTGCCTGTCGTTTTGACCACGGTCACGTAACCGTCCAGCTCGAGCAGGTAGATCAACGAACTGCCGTCCTGTATACGCAAGCCGCGCTCGATGGCCTGCTGCACAAACCTGTATTCTTCCAGCGCCAGTTCAGGGTGCACCTTGAGCTGTTTCTGCATGGTCTCGGCAGACAAGCGCACGGTGTGCGTCCTGGCGCCGATCATCGCGGCATCTGCCTCGGCAAGCACGCCGATGGGGAACACGCCTTCAGGTTTGGAAAAGAACCGCGCAAACACCTCGCCGGACACGACGCCCTTGAGCACGCCTGCTGCCAGCGGCACATCGGCGGAATCGAGCTTTTCGGTGATGAACTTCGTCAGGTTGGCGCGCCGCCCGCCCGGCGGGTAATGAAACGCAGGGTGTACGCCCTGCGGGATCTGCTGCACTTCGCCCGTGCGGCGGTTGGTGTAGCTGACATTCGGCACCTTTGGCGACTCCGCCACCTTTAACCCGCGCCGTTCCATCATGCCGGCTGACATCTGGATTGCCCGGCATTTGCAGCCCCACTCCTTGACGGGCATGTGTGCCTGCCAGAATGGATCGTCCACCGGTAGCACCATGCCATCCCATGCAGCATGCTGCAGGCGCGGGTGCTCGCTGTTGTTGCCGTCGTACATCAGATAGGGCAGGCTGTCCTTGCTGGCCTGGATGCGCTCCCACTGGCCCTCGCTGTGGGCGGTGCGCAGGTTGGTGTCGTAGATGGTCTTGAGGCGGCGCGTGCTGCCGAGCTGCACGTTTTTCACTTCACCCGTGAGCGGGTCTGTCATATCTGCCTTGCCCCACCAGCCCTTTTGCACCAGGAGCGGTTTGAGGTTCTTGCGGAAGTCGGCAAACGTGGTGCCGTCGGCCAGCGCAGCATCTACCCCGGCACGGATATCGCGCAGGATATCGAGCTGCATGGCCTTGGCCACGGTAAACGCGGCCTGGTGCTCCTGCTGCCAGACGTCCTGCCAATCGAACCCGATCTGGTAGCCCTTTTGCCTGAAGAACTCAATCGCCTCCCTGGGCGGCAGGGCTTCAAGCTTAATCGCCGCCATTCACCTTGCCCCATATCCGCGCGGCGAATTGCCCTTGCGCCAGCGCTTCTGCCAGCCTGGTCGTATCCATGCCCTGGATCACTTCCGGCAATCGCGACTGAAACTCTTCCAGGCTTTGTGCTTCTGCGGCCAGTGCAGCGATAGGCGCAATCAGCGGGTCGGTGACACGCTCCCAATCGCCCGCCAGCTCGTCGGCCAGAATATCGAACTCGTCCTGGTCTTCGACCGTTGCACTTAATGCTGCAGTCGCTGCTGCAGTGTCGGGTGGCGTTGCCAGCTCGGCCTTTGGCCGCGTCAGCACGGCATCGCCTTTTTCCGGTACCGGGATGCGCAGCTTTTCGTTGGCCCAGTGCACGGGGATCTGCACGCCGGCATCCACCAGGTCCGGCAGCGCATCGGCGATCATGGCGATGTCTTCCGGCTCGGTGGTATCGAAGCGGAATCTTGGCAGGCGTCGGCGGTCTGCGATGCCGCCCAGGTTAAGGGCGATGATCGGGTACACGATATCCCGCGTAAGCGTGCTGGCCACTTGCTTGGCATCTGCCACCAGGAGATCGCGGCGCACCTCGTTATGCACATTGCCCAGCGCGTTGGTGCTGCTTTTCCCGTCTGCCTGCGTGGTGAGCGTGCCGCCCAAAATCGCCTTGCTCTGCGTGCGCTCGGTCCATTCGACCATGAACTGGAACGGGTCGGCCTGCCCCTTGGCCGCTTCCTTGAAGTCGATCATCATGCCTTCGGGGATGATGCCGGCGGCATCGTGGCCGATACTGGTGACGGCGCGCAGCAAGGTCAGTTTCTCGTCATCGCTGGCACCGTTGGGGTACGTGCCCAAGCGTAGCGGCAGGCCGTAGATTTCGAGAAACTCGGCGAGATCGCGCACGCTGTAATTCTTGAACAGAAACGGCCATGCCAGCACCCGGTGCAGGCCGGCGCGGGAGATATAGCCGGATTTCGCCTTGTGCACATGCGTGACCCAGCCGAACGGCCACAGCGCATCGCCATCGAGCGAATTATCGCGCAGGCGGATCTGCGAACGGGTGGCGCGGTCCAGCTGAAACCATTGCTGCGGGCGATGGCTGAAGCTGCCGGGCAGCCACTCGCGCCCAATGCGCTGCCATGCGATCTCCAGACACGAGAACCCGTGGCCGATGGCATCGAGCATGTCCAGGATGACGTCCTCGAAGTTATCGAGATCTCGCAGCACGCCATCCACATACTCGGCCATTTTCACTTCTTGCGCTGTCGCTTCGCGCGGCGGCTCAATGCTCCAGTCCAGCGTCAGCAATGCGCGTTTGCGCTTGCTCATTTCGGTGAGGATATGGCCGTCCTTGTCTTCCATGTCCAGGAACAGATCGTGCTGGGCGATGATATCGCCTTGCTCGGCCTGGGCCAGTATGCGGGCCAGTTTGGCCGGCGTCAGGCCGCGGCTCGGGTGATCGGCAAAGAGATTATGCAAGCCGCCGACACGCGCCACCTGGTCGGTCTGCGATTGATCCAGTTGCGTGGTCTTGATCGGGTTGCCGAATTGATCGAGTATTGAAGCCATAACCATCCTTACCAGCCGCCGCGCGGCTGCATGTCAAAATCCGAATCAGAACCATCCCAGCGTGACGCCTTGTGCGGCGCAGGCGTGTATTCGATGGGTGAGATATCCTGCCGCATGGCGTAATCAGCCAGGAACAGGCCAATCGCACCGTCACCGTGGCGCTGCTGTTTCTTGTCGTCGCCGCGCGCCGTGCGGGCATTGCCGATCTTCGGCACGCCACGGATCTTCTTGATCGCGCGCAGGTCGTCGCGGATCTCGTCATCCTTGGGAATATCTTCCAGCGTGCCATCCTGAAACGCTGCCTGAAAATGCGGCATGTGCTCGATGTAAAAGCTGTCCGACAGCTTCACCGCCTCGATGCGCAGGGTGCCGAACTTCTGCTGGGCGAACTCGGCCAGTGCCAGGCCATTGCCGGTGGCGTCCATCGCACCCTTGCGAAAACGCTGCAGGCGTTTCACCACGTACTCGAGGATCTGCTCCTGCTGGCGGAACGGGCAGTTGGAAAGCTCGATCCACAGTTTTACCTTGATGCGCAGGTTCTTCTGCTCCTGCGTGATCGGCATCACCGTTAAATCGCGCAGGCGGCCGAAGTCCAGGCCGAAGCCGGTGGGCAGTGTTGGGTCCAGCGCGCGCAGGTGCGGCAGCAGGTTCTCTGCGCACCAGTCTTCAACCTCGATATTGCGGAACTGCTCCGGCCGCAGCGCGAAACCGCTCTCCCAATGGCCGCGCACCAGTGGCGTGGCCTCACTCATACGCGACTGGATCAACGCAGACGGCAGGTAGATGCCGCTACCGGAGCTGGGAATCACGTCCAGCTCTTCATCGGCATCGGTGCCGTAATAGGCGTAGACGTCGGCCACCCAGGCGGCCTCTTCATCTGCACGCCAGGGGATGCCCTTGCGCATACACACGCGCTTGTACAAGCCTTCCTCCACCGCCTGGTCGAATGTGACGCGGTGTACCGTGCCTTTGCGCTTGCCGGCACGCACGTCGGTGACCAGCTCGTTGAACGAATTGTCTTCACCGTCGTGCGTCGAGATCAGGCGCACCTTGCCGCCCCAGATCAGGAAGGCCATCGCCGCCTTGATCAGTTCGCCCAGGTCATCCTGGAACGCGGCCTCGTCGCCGACCAGCACGCCCTGACGTCCGCGCAGCTTGCGTGGTCGGCTGGCCAGCGCGATGATCTTGTGACCGGAACCGGGGAAGCGAATCGAGAACGTCTTGATGTGGCGGTCTTCCTTTTCTTCCTCCCACAAGCCTTCTTCGATCTCACCGGCAGCGCGGTTGAACACCTTGGCCCACATCGCGCATGCCTGGATATATTCCTCCGTCATCTCCTGATCGGTGCCAATGTAATACACGTTCTGCCCACCGGCCGATTTCTCGGAGGCCGCAATCAGTACATCGTCGGAGGCTTCAGCCCAGGTGATACCGGTACGCCGCCCCTTTTCCATGATCTTGAAGGGTGAAGGGTCTGCAACCCAGCGCTGCTGGTAGGGCAGCAGGGCGTGCGGGAGCGCGTCGTCCGGCTGGCTGGTGAGGGCAGAAATCGGATTATTCATCTTCTTCGAATTGTCCACGCAGCACCTTATACATAATCTCATCCATCCATATCGGATCAATGAGCGTGCCAACTGCAGCAAGCAGATAGACCCAAAATCCTTCTACTCTCCTGCGCAGCCCAGACACGTTTGCCCATTTGCTTTTGGTGTTGATCTTCACGCAACCCCCAGAATCTCTTTGCGCAGCTCGGCCACGGTGTCTGCAGACAGCCCCTTGGCCTTGGCCACGCTGGCAGCCTTGTCTGCCGCCTCCCTGATCGATTCCTGCCGCACCTTCAGGATGCGCTCAGCCGTGAGTTTGTCTGCGCTGGCCAGCTCCTTCAGTGCGCGTGCCAGGAACATCATGTCCATCGGCGTGGCGGCGTCCATCTCACCGATTGATTGAAATGCCACGGTGCGCAGCATCTCGGCCAGCAGGCGGCCGATGTCGCCTTCAGGATCTTGCTGCAGTTTGCCGATCCACACCTTGGCCACCTCTTGCGCCTCGCGGTATTTCTGCATCTGCAGCTCGGCCCGCTGCTTGTAGCGGCCAACGGCACTGCGCGAAACCTCGCCGCCGAGGCCGGTCACCAGCGCCACGATCTCATCGATGGTGGCGCGGCCTTCGCGGATCGCGGTATCTACCGCCTCGCGGATGCGCGGGTCCAGTTCGACAATGCTCGATTTCTTGGCCATGTCAGTTTGCCGGCCTTGGGCGGGCCACGCCCGGCACGCGGGCAAGCCCTTGCGCCACATCGAGGCCGCGCTGGTTGATGACAGCCGTGGATAACTGTGTCGATGCCGACAGTGTGATCAAGCCCTGGTCGGCCAGCCATTGAAGTTCGGTGGCCACCTGGTCGCTCGATGGCGGCGGCAGCTCGCCGTCTGCCATGCAGGTGTAAAGAAAATATTGCCCGGACTCATAGCCGGGCATGCTAGCCAGCAGTTTTAGTAACTCAAACCGCCATGCCTCGCGCATCTTGTCCAGGTAGCTCATTGTCGTCTCGCTTGTTCCATCAGGGTTTCGTGTATTAATTGCAGGGTGCGGGTTGCGCCGGAGAACTCGCCTTCCAGACGATTGACGCAGGCAGATACCTGGTTGATCTTTTCGTGGATCTCGGCCATGTCCTTATGGGTTGGTGCTTTCTCGGCACGGGCTTCTAGCTTGGCAATACGCTCGACATGGCCGTCGAATTTCTGGTCGATATCTTCCTCGAGCTTGCTGATACGGTCGTTGGTGACCTTGTCTTTGTTGCTCATGTAGACGTAAAACCCGACAGCGCAGGTCAAAATAAACTGACCGACCTGAAAGACGAACTTGATCAACTCCATATCCATTTATTCTTCCTTTTGTTGATCGCGGTCAGCCTTGATGATCTGTTGGCAGGCGGTCAGTTGATGCACTACTTTGTCGGCGTCGATGGCGAGTCCGACAAGAAATTCAGCAGCCGATCCAGAAAGTTCGGCTCGCGCGGCACCATCACGTCCGCTGGCGGCGGCGAAAGCTTCGGTGGTGATACCACTACAGGCTGCCGGGCTGGCGGCAATGGGGATGCGCAGGCGCTGAGTGCCAGCGCGCAGATCAGCAATAACACGGTCTTTTTTAAGTTCCACACGGCGGATGTCCTCCTGGTAGTATGCCGAGGCCAAGGCCATATCCTCGGCATGTTGACGCTCGCGGTCGCGGGCCTGGCGATTGAGCATGATGATGGTGCTATTGGCAGCGGCTAGTTCCTCGTTTTCGCGCACCTGCCAGCGTGCGCGTTCGGCCACCTCGCCGCGTGAGAACTGCTCTTCGCCGTAGGCGTAGATAGCCCACATGATGGCCACAATTGCCAGCGCGACTGCCAGCAGCTTCACCCATGCAGGGATCTTAAGCATCGATCACCTCCGGGCTTCCGCCTTCCGGCGGGCTTAATGGGGTCAGGCACATATCGCGCTCTGCCTTGCGGCGGTTGGTCAAGCCGCGCACCTCGACCAGTTGGCCGTTCACGCGTGCCTTGTTGTAAGCCAGGATGCGGTTGCACGCGCCGGTGTAATCGCCTTCGTTCAAGAGGTCGATCAGGTTTTTACGATTGGGCAAGCCGGATCTGCACACCGCGCCAGCACCGACGTTGTAGGCCAGCGAGACAAAGGCGTTGTATTGATTCTGGTTAAGCGGCACCTTGACGCAGGCCAGCACGGCCTTGCCGTGCACGGTCAGCTCTTGCTTGAGCAATGCATCGCACTCGGCCTTGCCGTAGACCTTGTGGGGGTCGATATCCCTGCCGGTGTAGCCGTTGCACACGGTCAACACCCCGGCGATATCGCGGTAAGGCTTTGACTCTGTGCCCTCCCAGCTGGCAATGAATGTCAGCATGGATACACCACCAAGGCCAGCGATCAGGAATTTTGCAGCGGATTTCATGTTGCCATGCTATGCATGGCCGGGAGTAAAACTAAGGCGGAAAAGGTTCCGCCCGGACTGGCCGGGCGGATAATTCATTCTATGCGGGATTGAGCTGCTTGAAAAGGTGGGGCGGTTCCCGTCTATTCAATTTGCGCGATTTCAGTGGTCTTTGGCCCCTTCTTTTCATCGAACCATACCGTGTATTTCTTACCGTTTTTATCGATCTGGTATTGTTCCATCTTGCCGTTGATGGCATCTGCCATGACATGCCAGCCGATTGTGCCTTCAGTTGCACGCATACGTTCAGTGTTGATGTGTTCCCCATCGTAAAACACCATCACCTTGATGAATTCGCACGGGTTCGCGCATTCTGCAACAGTAATAGCGCCAGAGGCATCCTTGCTATAAGCCTGATAAAGACCGCCATTTTCCCCGGCGAACTTGAACATCATCAACTTCCCGGCCACCTGCCCGGCATTTTGCGCATCCAGGCTCACCGCCTGCTCATAGCCGTATTCAAGGCCATCCTTGAGTGAGTAGTGATGCTCAATTATCGGTGTAGCCGCAACGATTTCTGCAGGTGCTGCAGCCTCAGCGGCTGACTGCTCCTGGCCACAGCCAGTGACAACAACGGCCATCAGCATGGCTACGAGGTACTTGTTCATTTTTATTCCCCTTTCATTTTTAAGAAAACATCAGGCTGAATAAATTCAGCCAAGAAACTCCAGTGCCAACTGCAGCGCTTTGTCCAGATCATAGTGCACGATCTGGTAGCTGCCGATTGGCGTGTCCGGGTAAAACTGCAAGTCCACGATGTTGCCGCTGCTCAAGATGCCAGCGGCAACATCGTCGCTGATCTCTGGCTGGCACTCAAGTTCAGCGTACCAGGCAAGCCGATCCGCGGGCGTTTCGTAGTAGTTGCGGTGTTCGTTCACCGCCAAGAACACGCCGCACTTGCATCGGTCCAGCAGGGTTTTTAGTTTGTCCATCGTTTCTACCTCCAAGGGGCCCATATTAAAACAAGCTATCCTGCCCGTCATCCACTTCCACCCCGTTCTGGATGTTGCGGATCTGGCGGATGGTGAGTCCGTGTTCCAGCGCCAGTTGGCGCTGTGATTTATCCGATGCGCAGATCTTTGCATTGCGCACGGCGCGGATCGCGTCGGTGCATCGCGGGATCTCCGGCTTTTCGCCGCCGTATTGTTCAATCAGTTTTAGCGCTGCCTCGTGGCCAACAAGGCGCACCAGGATGTGTTCCGGGTCATAATTCACCGGCACCCACATGGGCACGCCCTGGTAGTGTTCCACCAGTTTGAGCGTGGCCTGCAGGCCGATGATTTCGGCAATATCGCGCACGGTGCGCGGTAGCAGGCGTTCGTCGATCTCGATAGTGGCCACTGCCACCATGCCTTTAATCATGACCATGCAGACCTCTCTGGCGCTTGGCCAGCGCCGCCACAATGCCGCGCAATTCTTGCGGGGTGCACCAGGCCAGTTTGTCGCGGCCATGCATCTGTTTGGCGATGCCTTCAGCATAGGCCCAGCTTAATTTCATATCGGCCAGCAGCGCGCCGATCTTGGCGATGAGTGGCCGTTTGATGCTGGTTACATCCGGCTTGCTGGGTGTCTTGAAGCCACGCGCCTTGAGGTGATCGAGCACAGCCTGGCGGCCGGCATGATCGAGATCCGCCGCAGAGCGCACCCGCGCCACCGTCCACAGCATCGAGCGATAAGTGTCGTCATCGAGACCGAGCTGTTGCTTGGCGATGTGGATCTTCGCCAGTTCCGAGTTGCGCATGATTGTTCGTTGTTTCATAGTTTTATCTACAGATAAATAACCAAGGAAAAAATCATGCTGGTGCTCGGACCAACAAAAGAAGAGGTATTTGCTGAATGTGATGAAAACGGTGAAGCATGGGTGAAAGGCCAAATGGAAACAGCGAATCCGTACATTAAAAGTCTGCTTTCTGAGTGGTTGGCTGCCCATGAAATAAAACTGCGTGAGGCAGCCGAGAAAGAGCGATTTGATTTGCAAATGTTGAGCATTAATGCAACAAAAGACTCAGCTGAAGCTGCCAGAAAATCTGCACATGCGTCGAGCGAAACAGCAAGAGCTGCTCTGCAATCGGCAAAATGGACTATGGTTGCAGCGATTGCAGCTTTTTCTGGTGTGTTCCTGCCATATATCAAAGAGTTATTCATATGGGCATATCCAATTATTTCCAGCTGGTTTTACTGACATAATTCAATTTTTCCATCTCGATATCTCGTTAAAACCTTCCTCCACAGCGCACCGAGTTAACGATGCGCTGCAGGCGAAGGTCTGGCGTCAAACCGAGCTGCTTCAGCAGCCGATTTGACGGACATGCCCCTTGCGGGTATCAAGCCACCGCGTCCTTGAGTGCCTTGGCGGCGCTGAATTTAGGCACACGCCGTGCGGCGATCTCGATCTCTTCGCCGGTCTGCGGGTTGCGCCCGGTGCGAGCTGCACGTTCGGTGACTGAGAGCTTGCCGAGGCCGGGCAAGGTCACTTCGTCGCCGTTCGCCAGCGCCTGTTGCACGATGGTGCCGAGGCTCTCGATCACGTTCTCCGTCAAACCCTTCATTTCGACGCCGCTATGCGCTGCCACGGCCTTTATCAAGTCTGCTTTATTCATGGTCTTTCCTTTCGATGTGAACTGTTTATTCGGCCTTGGTGAAGTCGACGTAGTACTTCTCGCCAACTTGGAATTTGCCGATCAGGGCTGGGTTGTTTACGAGGATCTCCAGCTTGCCGTCCGGGCTGAACTTGGCAAAGGTGTTATCTTCGTCAGACCCGTCTTCCGGATAGCTGCCGGATTTTGCAACCGCAGAGAAACTCAGTCTCTCGCTGCCGTCATATTTGGTTATTGAATTCAGTCGCATCTTGGCGCGCATTGCTATACTCATGGTCTTTCCTTTCTTTCGGTTTGTAGGTTGTGGCGGCGCCTGTTGGAAAAGTTTGAAAACAACATCGCCGCCTGCCGTGGTTATTTCGGACACTCACGGCTTGTCCATCGGTCAACTGTCAGTCTTCAGCCTTGCCGAAGACCCTTTTCTCGATCCGGCCCAGCACGATGTTCTGCGCCTCGGAGCCGAACTTGATACCTTTCTCCTGCAGGTCGCGCATGTAGTTGATCTCCCATCTGGTGACCTTGTGTTCCGGGTTTTCGGAGACATGGTCCTGAATGCGCTTGATGCGTTGCTGCAGGGTGAGCAGGACTTTGAAGCTCACGCATCAACCCCAATACGTTCAATGAAGGCATCCGCTTCATGGAGCAGGTTTTTAAACGCCAGTGCGCCTTCATGCGCGGTGCTCGGATCTGAAACAGCGCCTTCAGAAATATCAACCATGATCGACATGATCGCAGTCGCCCCCGCATAAAAAGCACGACGCATCTCTTGACGTTGAATCTGTGAAGCGCCTGCTGGTATAGCGACGCTTTCGAACTCCTCCCAAAATGTCTGTATGGTTCTCATGCCGCCACCTCATCCGTCGCATCTTTCAGTAGCGCGGTCACCAGCTTGTCCACCTCGCTGTCGGTTGGCTTGATGACTACGGCATCTGTGTCGGCCACTACATTGCAGCCAATGCGCTTGAGATCTGAAACCGGGATATTGGCCAAGGCATCCTTGCTGACGGTCTCCTTAATTGCGATCAGCAGGTCGGCCTGGTCGCCGAGGTGCTTGCGGATAAGGAGGATGGTCTTTTCCTCGTCAGCGATCTCGATCTTGCCTTTTTGTTTCTGATAGCCGACTTTCACTCCGTGGAAGATGACAGTGCGCGGCTTGACGAACAGATCCGGCGACTCAGCAAGCAGCGCGTTGAGTTCTGATTGCGCGGCGGCTGTCACGTTGACGGCATCTTTAATGTCCGGGATGTGCTTGCGCTTGAGTTGATCAATGGCTAAATTTAGCAGCAGAACGCGCTGCACCAGGGTGGCGCGGCGCTTGCTGTATGCCTTGGCTTTTTCTTCAATGTCGGCGATTGATGCCATATTGGTCTCCATTCGTTAATGTCAAAGTTCGTTGTCGTTAAAAATTCAAGTTCTTTGCACGTCAAGTTTTCAGGTGCAGCTGACCGACCAGATCGGCCAGCGGGATTTTCGAGAGCTTGCTGGCCAGCTTCAGGCTGTGCAGCGCGCGCTCCTTGAGGAAGTCGATGGTGTCTTCCAGCTCTTCGGTGGATCTGGCCACGTAGTAGCCGGTGGCCGGGTGGCCGCAGATGGCGATGCCATCCTCGCGGCACTCTGTCACCAGGTGGCGCACGCGGCGCTCGGGGATGTGCAATATGTAAGCGATATCCGAAGCGCTGACGCCTTTATCAGCGCCGCAGTGCTGGCTCATGATGGCCATCAGATCGTGTTTGGTGGTGCGCATATCAGCCTCCCATCCTGTGTGTTAAAACGCGGTAGCCGTGGTGCTCTTGCACTTTGAGCATGCATTGCTCGATCTCCGGCGGGCGCTTGGTGATGCCCAGCGCACTGGCACGCTGGTGCACGGAGCTGATCGAGCAGGTCCACCCCAGTGTTTTCATCAGTTCGCTGGTACGCATGACGGGGTAAAGATCGCGCAGCTGCTTGTCGCGTGCCGGGTTCCAGAAACCTTGCCGCTGGCGGCCGATCATGCGACGCAGGCCAAGCCGGTTGGCTCTGCCCGTGATCGCCTTGACGTCGATATCCCAACCCGCGCTGCGCTTGATGTCTTCCACCGGCGTGGTCTCGTATTGCGCACGCAGGATTTCATCCATTTCAGGTGTCCAGACTTGACGTTGTTTTGTCGTGCTCATGTCAGATCATCTTGTGAATTACGATGCGCTGACCATTGCGGTGGTCTACCGTCACCTTGCCTGTATCGATCAGGCGATCACGGTCTGCTTTGACGACATCTTGATTCTGTTGATCATCAGGATTGGCCTTGTTGGGCAATGCACTGCCAGATGTTGGTGAAGGCAATGCCGGCTTGCTGAAAAACTTGGTTTCTATGCTGCCGTTGGCCTTCAGGAAATCAACTTCAACTTTTGCGCAATTGATGATTACCTGCGCTGTGTCGGTGATGGCTTTGGCGCGCTCGATTTCCATCGGTTTGTCCTGGTCTTTCAGCGCTTTCAACGTGTCGAACAAATGTTCACGCAGGGTGTCGATATCGCTCATTTATGATTCCTTTCGCGTTTATTGATTTGGCGCGTGATAGCGCCCTTGAGCTGCACCAGCTGGGCGATTTCCTTGCCATAGTTGTGGTAGCTGTTGCGGCGCATTAACTCTGCACGGGTAACCAGTTCCAGGTTATCCAGCGCGCAGTTTTCGCGGTTCTTGTCCTTGAATATCACGGCGCTACCCTTGGAGATTGGCCCATGCGCTTCGCGCCAGGTCTTGATGTGCAGGAACTCCCATTGCTTCGGCTCTGCCACCTTGACCTTCATATAACCTTCCGTGTCCTTGACCACCGTGCCGACAGGCAGATGGTTGTGCGGCATCTGGCCAGGCTTGAATTGGGTGGCTTCTCCGCCGATCATCAGCCCTTTCATATCCTTGTTCCAGGTGTTGTGCCCTTTCTGGAAACGGGTATCGGAACCCTTGATTCCATCCAGGCGACCGGAGAGCCTGCTGGCTAGAAATTCGGCGGTTTTCTTCAGCTTGAATTTGACAGCCCGGCTGTATATTTGCAGCACTGTCTTGTCCAAGATGCCTGTCAGGTTTTCCGTCAATTCGTGCGGATAGCGGGCTTGCAGAATTTCATCTTGCTCTGGCGTCCAGAGTGCCTTGGGACGGTTTATTCCTCGGCTCTTGGTCATTTCGCCGCAGTCTCCAAACCATCGCAGCCGCCCTCGATCGGGCAGGCCATATCAACCACCTCGATATCGGTTTCTGTTTCGGCCATCAACATGCGTGGCTTTGGCGGTTCACTGGCCAAGTACTGCGCCAGGGTGAAGATGGCAATAAACGCCAGTGCGTAGAGCACGTCGAGCAGCTTACGCATGGCTCACCTCCGTCCATTCGACCAGGCAGCCATAGATCACGGCACGCCAGACGGTCTCGCGGCCACGCGGGCCGGGGCGCATCATGTAGAGGTATGCGCCGTAAACGCGTTTGAGCTTCTGGCACAGGCTGCAGCCTTCGATGCGGATCAGCGGTTTGGTGCTGCGGCCGACATGGATGCTGTGCGGCTCGAAGCCCTGATCTGTCAGCCATTCGATGGCCTTGATGGATTGCTGCGCATTGCCGTACATGCGCTGGATGGCTGCGAGCGTGGCTTCTGACAACGGCGTGGCTTCAGGCTTGATTGCTTGCGGTTCAACTGTTTTAGCTGTTTGCATGTTGTTCTCCTTTGTGCGGGCAGCTCTGGCAGGCTTTCCAATGACGCATGGCGCGCGGGCTGCTGGTGGGCACTTCTGCCGAGTGATGCAGGCGGCATTCGTTGTTGCTGATCTCTTCATTCAGGTGTGGGCATTGGACGCGTCCGTAGGTGTCCATCACCAGGGCGGCGATCTTGTCCGTCTTGGCCGGGTATTTGCCGTTGACGATCAAGCTGACTGTGGTGCGCGAAATGTCGAGGGTGTCGGCGACTTTTTGGCAGCTGCTGGCCTCGACGGCGGCCTTGAGTAACTCAAACCACAT